AAGTGGAGGGTCTTTGAGATCTCTGCTCTCGGACGCGCCATGTTCCAAGCCGCAACAAGCACAACGATTCACTGAAAGGAAACTAATGCCGCACGCTATACCGGAGAACCTCCGCGCCAGTAACGCCTTGAAGTTCATCGTTGAACGTGGCTGGAACTGGCAGGGAGATGGGAGCACGGGGCAGGTACAGGTGGAGACCTGCCCCTACTGTCACAAGGGAGAATTCAAGTTCTACGTGGGCGTGGCCGACCCCAAGGAAAGCACCAGAGATGGGCTGTTCTTTTGTCACCATGGCAGCTGTAACAAGACAGGAAACCTCAGGACTCTCCAAGAGCACCTCGGCGTACGCATAGCTGGTGTAGACTCGCGCAAAGAGTGGGCCGGGGGAGACAGCAAGCCTGACACTCTGCCTGACGTTGACGTGTGCCACGCGGCTCTGCTGAGCGATGCAGAAGCCATGGACTACCTCATGAACGTGAGAGGATTCAGCAAAGAGATCATCGACCGACAGAAGCTCGGTCTGAAAGAGAAGGTGTGGTTTCGTGAAGCCGGAGAAAGCAAAGCCCTTGTCATACCTTACCTTGTCGGCGGCAATATCGTTTTCGCCAAGTTTAGGACACTCCCTCCAAAGCCTAAAGATTTTGTCACTCCTTCTGGCTGGGAAGCGCCTCTCTACAATGGAGAAATACTCCAAGAAGGTATTAAAGAAGTCGTCTTTGTCGAAGGAGAAGCAGACGCCATAAGCATGTTGTCTAACGGTATCGAGTACGTCGTAGGCGTCCCGGGCGCTAACATCAAGAAGGCCTCGTGGATCGAGACGCTCGACAAGATCGCTCCTCAGAAGATCTACATCCTCTACGACAACGACAAGGTGGGCAAGAAGGCCGCACAGGAGATGGCCTCACGCATCGGTATCGAGAAGTGCTTGAAGCTTACGCTGCCGCCTTTCGAAGTCGATGTGGACGGTGTGAAGCGCGCTGGTAAGGACATCAACGAGTGGTTCCGCTACGGCGGGGGCACCCTAGAGATCTTTGACAAACTGAAAGAAGACGCCGTGTTGTTCGATGTCACGGGCGTGACTTCCTCGGTAGATGCTCTGACGCAATTAGAAGACGAGTTGAACGGCAAGGTAGACTTAGCGCCTACGTATGTTTTCCAGTGGCCCGAGCTCAACAAGCTAATCGGCATGGAGAACGGCGACCTGTTGGATATCGTGGCCCCTGAAAAGGTTGGCAAGACAACCTTCGGCCTGAATATCCTAGACCACATGGTTGCCAAGTACGGTGAGGACGGCTTGATTGTCTGCCTTGAAATGACGCAGGCGCGACTCGCACGCAAGTGGGTCGCGCTGGTGACCGGGTTCGAGGAGATCTTGACCGAGCCCGGTACGCCCGAGTCCAAAGCGAAGCTGGAGGAGCTTAAGAAGTGCGTGGTCGATGCACGATCTGTGCAGCAGTCACGCGGAGCTGACCTCTACTTCGCTTACCCGCAAGTGGTGAAGGAGCCTGAGGACGTGTTCAAGCTCATGCGTGATTGCATTCGGCGCTACGGCGTCAAGTGGATCATGTTCGACAACCTGCAGCTTCTCTGCGACATGACCATGAAGAACCAAGCACACCGTACGCAGCAGCTGTCTCAGATCAGCAAAGGGCTGGCGAGGATCACCAAGGACTACGGCATCAAGATGATTCGCATCCTGCAACCGAAGCGTATCGAGAAGGGAGCAACGATCAGCACCAACGATGTGGACGGCAGCTCTCAAGTCGCTAAGGACTGTGACGGTATGATCACCCTCTGGCGCAGCGTAGTTGGTGAGCTGAAGAAGTCCGAGTGGGAGACGCAGAACCAAGGCTTCGAGGAGTCTACACAGTCCTTCGAGCCAGTGATGAAGGTCACTGTGGGCTTGTCCCGCTACTCGTCTGGAGGCTCTACCAAGCTGTTCTACGACGGGGCACGGTCGCAGGTACGGTCGCTGCCAGAAGATCAGAAGAAGAACATGAACGCCAACAAGAATTTCAATGGTATACTTGTTGAGGGCGGGGGATCTCAGTTCGTGGTTCCTACAGAATCCGAGTCTGCCCCTAAAATACCAACCGAGTCCGACATTTCAATCTAAGGAGACCAATGCCGTTTATAGAGGAAGTGATTCAAGCCAACCGCAAGATGTACGGGATGTACCACCCACGGAACAAGTTCAAGAGCATGGTCATGGTTGAGGGCATCGGCTGTGTATTCATTGGCACGGTGCAGAAATGCCAAACCTACATCCAAGACAACGCCTACAAATACGAACGCCAAGCTGTGCCGGGGTTGACTCGGTGAAAGCGCTGCAGGAGATTCACAGTAAGTACGTAGAGAAAGGCACCCGCGTTTACTCCAAGTCTTACGCGGCCTTCACGTACTACATGGCTTGTGCCGAAGCAATAGAACTGCTGATGATCGACAAAGGGGTCGCCTAAGCGCGGCCCCGCAATTTTTGTTTCAGGAGACACGCATGAGGAATCGTTTTGCAGAAGTAAAGATGCTGCACATTTGCATGAACACCAGACTGTGGACGTTGGTGGACATCTGGTACGTACTCACGGGGAGGGTATAGTGGATCAGAGAGTTTTGGAGGCAAAGAAAATCCTGTGGGATGCAAACGCACGCCTTCCAGAGAGGTTTCGAGATGACATCAATCCTCATGTGTTGGACGACGACCGCTTCTACGAAGCACCGGGAGGCGTCACCAAGCATCACGACTACCGACACGGTCTAGTCATCCACGTCAGCGAGGTCATGCAAAACGTGCAGAAGATGACCAATCAGAATCCGTCTCCCACTCTGGTCACGGCTGTAATCTGGCATGACTACATGAAGGTCAGGGAGTATGAGATGGAACTTGGCTGGGACGGTCTGGAGAAAGTTGTGAAGATGCCTTACCGCAACCTCATTCGACACGTTGCTGGCTCGGCCATGGAATTCCATCGCGTGGCTTTCGGCTGGTTGGAATACGAAGAGCTGGAGACGGTTGAGCACTTGCTGCTCAGTCATCACGGCAGGCGCGAGTGGGGCTCGCCTATTGAGCCTAGCACTGCTGATGCATTCATCCTACACGCGGCTGATCAAATGTCGGCCAACGGAGTTAATCTATGAGTGAGAAGAAAGCAAACCATCGCGTGAACATAGTACGCTTGGGAGAGCCTAGGGTTCACCCCAACGCGGACGCTCTGGAACTATTTGACATCGGAGAGTTTCAAGTAGTGACCAAGAAGGGCAACTTCAAGGCCGGGGACCTCGGCGTCTACATTCAGCCTGACTCAGTAGTGCCCCAGACTGAGCCTTTCAAGTGGCTCTGGGAAGCGTACGTAGGTCTGGATGGCACGGTACCAGAGAAGCGTCGGCGCATCACGGTGAAGAGGCTCAGGAAGGAATGGTCAGAGGGCTTGCTGATGCCTGTTACGGAATTGTTCCATCCTCTGGAAAAGACTTCTCTTCTCTATGCTGATTGGGAGCAGCACAAAGAAGATTATCCAAACAAAGTGGGCGACGACGTTTCTGAACTGCTCGGCATCACGCACTACGATCCTGACGCTGGCAAGGAGACCTCCGGCGACAACGAGACCTTCCGTAGCAACAAGAAGAAGCGCTTCCCGAGAACTTTCAAGGGGTGGTTCTACTTTCTGCTGCATAAGCTCACGGGCAAGTCGTTCGCTCATGGTAGCTATACCAATAACGAGGACGGCCTTGGTTATCCAGTGTACGATGTGAATGCATACAAACACTACGGCGGTGCTTTTGAACCGGGAGAACTAGTCACCGTCGAAGAAAAAATACATGGATCAAATGCTAGATTTGTGTACAAGGACGGCCACCAGTATGCAGGCTCACGCGAGCAATGGAAGGCCGAGAACGCCAAGTGTATATGGCGCAGCGTACTCAAGGCTCAGCCATGGATTGAAGAGTGGTGCAAAGCGCACGAAGGTTTCTGCATCTACGGAGAAATATGCCCTACGCAGGGTGATAAATTTCAATACGGAAGTACGGAGCCACATCTCTTCGTGTTCGATGTTAGGTCCCCAGAGGGCAGGTGGTTAGGGCGTGATGAAATCGAAAACGTTTGATGTGAAAAAGTATCGGAAAGAATGGTACCAGAAGAACAAAGAACAAGTGCAGAAGAGAAGTAAGGCACACTACGAGAAAAACAAAGAACAGATCAACGAGGGCAGACGAGGGCAAACTGAATACCAAAAAATAAAAACAAAAGCAAGGACTCAAAAATTAGCAGAGATAAAAGACAAGCCTTGCCTAGATTGTGGTAATCGGTTCCCTTCGTGTTGTATGGATTTCGACCATGTAAGAGGAAAAAAGCTCTTCGGCATTACTGTCAGTGGTAATAGAAAATGGGAAACTGTTCTAAAGGAAATTGAAAAATGCGAAGTTGTTTGCGCTAACTGCCACCGCATAAGAACAGCTCAAAGGAGGAAAGCATGAGTTTGAAAGAACACTGGGTGCCCGTGCTTTACACTGGACCCTTCGACTGGTCTGTGATTAGACCCTTGATCGACGGACAGACGACCGTGCCGGGAGCCAAGGGTATCCGAGAGGGCGTAGTCATTCGCCCTGTCAAAGAACGACACGTACGCGGCCTCGGTCGCTTGATTCTCAAATGCGTATCCAACGCTTATTTGGAAAAGGATGGAAAGTAACCATGGCAAAAGCAACTCTTGAAATTGTACCCGCACCACCGAAACCCAAGGTCTTCTTGGAACTGTCTTTTGAAGAGGCTCAGGCCGTGCATCTTCTGCTCGGCAAGCTCTGGGGTACGGGAGAAGTTCGTGAATACACCTACGCTGTGTACCGAGCCCTTAATGATGTGCTAGGGGTAGACATTCTGCCTCGCAGCACAGTGTCTGGGACCCTGCAACTAATTTAAGGAGTACCTGTGAGCAGACAAGTAATAGCGGACGCACTCGAAGCCGCTGACCACCTCGACCACATAATGCCAGTCACCTGTGCTTTGCTCAGAATGCTGGCTGTGGACATCCCAAACGGAGAAGAAAACATGAATGAGCAATTGAATCGCGTAGCATCCTCGGCCAGCGAGGCTATCCAGACTTTCATCGCAGCTCGCTTGGCTAACACCGACGAAAACGGAGCAGCCTTCACGGCAGACCAGCTCCGCTCCTACGTCAACGACAACGTCAAGGGTGGCGTTTCACCCTCCTCAGCAGATCGTGTACTCCGCATGCTGCGCCAGAAGGGCCTCGTTGATTACGTCGTCCTGAATCGTGGCAAGAGCCTCTACCGCGCCAAACCTGTCGTCACCGTCCCGCCCGTTGTCTCTGACACGAACTAGGCAATGGCGAAGACGAAAGAAGAGAAGAGCCTAGACGCCAAACGTGCTAGGGCTTGGACGCTGTACAGAATTACCTTGGAAGAGCAGGACGCTGTCGAGAATTTCCAGAGAAGCAGTCAGGAATACAGCGTCTTGCTCACCAAAGGAGATCTTAAGGAAACCGCTTTGCTGTTCAACGATCACGACCACGTCACCGGCCTCTACCGAGGGCGTCTTGCGTACTTGATCAACAAGGGTCTGGGTACAATTGAAGGTGTGTACAAAGCGCGCACCCCAGAGATTCTGAGAGCACTAGCGTTCTACTTGGAAAACCCTCCTGCAGTGTGTCAAATAGGACCGCATTACGGTATGACAGGCAAGGCGAAGATCAACAAGAAGGTAAAAATCTACGGCTCCCCAACGGGACCAATAAAAGCTCCTAAGAAAGGCAAACAGTGAGCGAGGTTAAATGGAACGCAGAACTTCTGGAGTACGAGGAAGTTTTTTATAACGTCTTGGCGCTTTATCACACCCTCAAAGGTGATAACCGACCACAGAGTATACGCCGCGCCGAGATGAAGCAGGGAGAAGTCACAGCAGAGCCCATCGACTTCCTTGCTGATGTAGAGATCAAAGCACGACGCCTCCTGAGCCCCAAGTACTATCACTTCTTTTTGAGAGTGGGGTCGATGGGTGATTACCACATCATGCCTAGGGAACTGAAACAGACTCTGGGTCTTTTGTTTTTACGCAGTGATTTAAACTACGATGGTGCGTATCGCGTACTTTATTTTCGCGCCAAGAACAACCAACTCAACGACCGGGATGAGCCTCAGCACTTCCCAGAAGAGGCTACGGAGGTAGCACAATGACGGAGGAAACAAATGTCGATGGAAACGTGGTTAGCGCTGGTAGTGATCCTGTGCTTGTTGGTACTGGCACTGGGGACACCCAGTCCACTGTAGAACTTGCTGAGCCTGCTGATCTAGGGGCTTCCAAGCCCGTGGAGAAGCCATACCGTCACCGTGGCATCCCCGTGCAGCATCCTACGGTCGTTGCCTGCGGTCACAAGCTGGAGGCTGGGCACTTCCCCCGGCACGCCAACTGTTATGACTGCTGGTACGCTCTGTTTGAGACTACGCCGGACGGTGTGTCCACTGTGCACGAGATCCTAACCAACATGGGCACTCAGGCACTGGTCGCGCGCTTCGGTAGGAAGTTTGTGAAGTTCTTCGGCGCGTATCTGCGAAGCAAGATGTTCGCAGAGGCGATTGACGCGGCAGAGAGAGCCGAGGATCGTGAGGACGACGAGGCGAGTATTGAGGGCAGCATCCTGAGCGTTGCCGAGGAGGCACACATTGGCCTTCGGTAAAAAGAAAACAGAGGAGCAGAAAGCTCCTAAGGCTGTAGTCGAGGTGCCCACTACAGATACGGAGAAGTTCAAGCGTATCTTTGCTTTGTCCAAGCAGCTCGACAAGAAGCATGAAACTACCAACTCCCTGATGCGCCTAGGCAGCAAGAACATCGTAGCTGTCCCTGTGATCCCCACGGGCTGGGCGACGTTCGACTACGGCGCGCTGGAGTGCGGAGGCATACCCCGAGGACGCATGGTTGAAGTCTTCGGGCCGGAGTCTTCAGGTAAGACCACCACTGCCTTGGAGATCATAGCAGCAGAGCAGGATCGTGGTGGCATTGCAGCCTTCATCGACGCAGAACACGCGCTCGATCCTGAGTACGCTCAGAAGCTGGGCGTGAACATTGACGATCTGATCCTTAACCAGCCTAACAGCGGTGAAGAAGCTCTGCAGAATCTGGAAGCACTGATCGACTCCAAGTGCATCACACTTGCTGTGGTAGATTCGGTAGCGGCTTTGGTACCACAAGCTGAGCTGGACGGGGAGATGGGGGCTGCTAGTGTCGGCCTGCATGCTCGCCTGATGTCTCAGGCCATGCGTAAGTTGACCGCTAAGTGCGCCATGAACGGTGTGACGGTTCTCTGGATCAATCAAATCCGCGAGAAGATCGGCGTGATGTACGGCAACCCAGAGACAACTACTGGGGGACGCGCGCTGAAGTTCTACGCTAGTGTGCGTATTGACGTACGCCGCAAAGAGGCTATCACCCTCGGCTCCAAAGAAAACATCATCGGCCACCAAGTGCGGCTGAAGGTGGTCAAGAACAAAGTGGGTAGACCGTTCCGTGAAGCTGTGTTAGACTTGATCTATCCCGGGACCGACCGACCTGCAGGCTTCGACAAGATCAGTAGCCTCATTGAGTACGCCTCACGCAGAGGAGTATTCGAGATGACTGGCAGCTGGTACTCCTTCAACGGAGAGAAGCTGGCTAACGGTTTGGCGAACCTCAAAGAAGTTCTGAGGGACAACGTCATTGTTATTGAATCCCTTCGTCAGAAGGTCTCCAAGCTTGAAAAGGATGACGGTCTGCCTGCAATTGAGGTGGAGCCGTGAGTCCTTCCAAGCCTATCGGCTCAGCCGTACGCACCTACACCGGGGTTCTCTTCGACTTTGTGAACCCCGAGCAGTCCTCCATCAACCTGATGGACATATCACATTCGCTGAGCTTGCTTTGCCGTTTTGCTGGGCACTGCAAGCGCTTCTACTCAGTCGCTGAGCACGCCGTACGTGTGAGCTACATCTGCCCTCCCGGGCAAGAGCTCTGGGGCCTGCATCATGACGACAGCGAGAGCTATTGCGTAGACGTGCCGCGCCCCCTTAAACACTTGGCTGGTATGGAGTCATACCGTGCTCATGAGAAGCGGGTGCAGCTGGAAATAGTGAAGATGCTGGGATTCGATGTGCTAGAAGAACCTGCCGAGGTGAAGCTGGCCGACATGGTCCTGCTTGTGACCGAGCAGCGAGATCTTCTTCACAACTCGATTCCTGACTTCAACATTATTCCCCTACGCAACCAAATCAAACCGTGGCCTTCGTGGTTGGCACGGCGTCTCTACCAACTCAGACATGCCGAGTTGATGGGATGGAAATTAAAGTGGCACGACAAGCTGGCTCTCTGGTGGTTGCAGAGAAATCTCAAATAAAATTCAAAGGAGACTATAAATGTATGCCGAATACTTCGAATCAGAAAACGGGAACTGCGAATTCGCAATCACCTTCGAGCGCTCAGAGAAGCGGGAATGCAGGGCGTACATCACAGGTCTCCCGGTCCTCGAATGGGACGAGCAAACCCAGTCGTGGAAAAAGCAAGTACGCTCAGAAAGCGCGCGGAAATAAGTTCGTAAAGCCCGTGGCAAAGCCAAGAGGGCCGGTAAACACGTACACGTCGGTGTGCTGCAGTCTCCCCGCAACCAAGCCAGCAGCCGCAAGCGTAATTGCCGGTAGCAAGGAACGCACGGGTCTTGGGCACTTCCGTTGCACAGGATGCCGCAAGGGCTGCAAGGTCACTATGAGCAAATACAAGGCTCCTGAAGCTACGCCTGCGGTCGTGGAGGTGCCGGTTGTTCCGGGCTTAAATTTACTCCAAAGCCCATATTTACAGCAACAGTAAATATTCGCCTTCGAGTGTATTTTGCTTTATATCAATACCTTAGCGCTACGATCACCATCCCTATGCATTGGTATGTCCCGGTGAGGGTCACGGACAGAGACCAGATCAGCTTTGCTCTCAACTACCACCTCAGGGTGGATAAACGCACGTTTCGTCTAGGAGATGTGAAGTGGCTATCTAAAAGACGCGTCGAACTTTGGTATGAGGAGGTCGTGTACGGATGAGTAAAACAATTCGATTTCTGGGTGGTATCTGGCTCGTGCTCACTGCTGCCTTGCTACATGTCGAGCAGCATTTCTACGTTGCTATCGTGATCGAGGTCGCAGCGCTCGGCGTGCTGGGCCAACTGTTAAAGGAGATTCTCCTATGAAACGTCTTCAGTACGCTATACTCTTGGCTGCTATCACTGGGCTGATCGTAGCCTTTGTGCTGGTGGCTACCGGGCATTCCTCTGTGGACAACCGTCCCAACTCCCTCGGCGTGTCCCAGATCTACACCAACCCCTACACGTACCTGCTGGCCCTGCCAGTGGACGGTCAGGTACTTGAGGGCAAGGCCACCAGCATTCGCTTCAAACCCTACGCTGCTGCCGACCTTTTTGATATCTCTGTGCTCTTTTGTGGGGATGTCACGGAACAGTTTGATGGCAAGACCGGCCCATTGATCGTCACGTACCGCATACAGGCTGGGCGCATGTACAAAGGCGTTGGGTGCCACGATTTGGTGAGCGTATTTCAGGTAAAGGAGTAACACATGATCACAAACATTATAGACCAACTCAAACGCGACGAGGGCCTTCGCCTAGAAGTCTACAAAGACATCGTTGGCAAGCGCACTGTGGGCTACGGACATAATCTTGATGCCAACCCACTGCCGGAACTAACCTTCCCAATCACCGAGGAGCAGGCCACGGAAATCCTCCAAGAAGATGCACACCGCATTATCACGTACCTCATGGGGAAGTTGCCATGGCATGACTCGCTGAGCGATGCGCGCTTTGGGGTCCTCGCAAACATGGCTTTCAACATGGGCGTCCCGGGTCTCTTGGCATTCCATCATGATCTCGCGGACACGCAGGCCGGGAACTACGCTAAGGCTGCTGCGGACATGCGTCAGTCCAAGTGGTACACAGAAGTAGGGGCGCGTGCAGTACGCTTGGCAATCCAGATGGAGACCGACGTATGGCAGTAAACTGGGGAAGAGTAATCGCCAACATCTCCCTAGTATTCGGCATCGGCACCTCCTTAGGCTACCTTGCTTATGGGGACTGGAAACGAGCTCTCTACTTCCTGCTGGGGGCCGCAATCACGGCGGTCGTGGTGTATCTCCTGTGAGTAGAAGGAACACAGAGAAAGAAGCTGAGGTGGCACGAGAGAAGAGGCTCGCTACCAGCAGCAAGTACTACTATGACCATTTAGAAGAATTACGCGCTGCCCACCGAGAGTATCGTCGCAAAAAGGTGAAAGAAATAGTAGGCTACGATAAACTTAGAAAGCATGGACTGACTGAGGAGCGTTATAAAGGGTTGTTAAAGAAACAAAAAGATCTCTGCGCTTGTTGTGGAGAAAAACCCGTAGCAAAAACCAAGCATTGTCTGGACGGCTTTCATGTAGATCACGATCACAGCTGTTGTTCTGGTAAGATCTCTTGCGGAAACTGTATACGTGGCCTACTGTGCTTTCGCTGTAATTTGGGACTTGGAAATTTTTCAGATAGCAGAGAAGTATTACTCAAAGCTGCTGCGTACCTAAAACGATGGGAGAAGAAACAGTGCTAGGAGATGGGGAACATGTGAACAATGCGGTCAGGACTGGCAGCATGGACGACGTTGGCACGCGCCTTAGCTTCCTGACCGAGCTGTATGACCTCTGGTCTACCGGCCTAGACATCTGTGAGCGGTACGACAAACACTCAGTTAACTATGAGGAGAAAAAGAAAGAACTGGAAACAGCGATGAATCTGCTCTGGTTCCACATGAAGAAAGATTACAAAACAGACGAAGACCGAAAGAAGATTGATGATATCCCAGCAAAACCCGAGGATATCAAGGACTAAAATCTAGCCTCAAAGGAGAACATCCCAATGCGACTGTTACTTGCTTTACTTTTACTAGCTACAATCTGTCCGGCGCAGACAAGCCGTGTACAAATCCTAGCCAAGGCCATTGCGAAGGCCGAGGGCTACGGTATACGAGGCGCACTTCCTACGCGCCTAAACAACCCGGGTGACCTGAAGGCCGTAAAGGGCTACAGGTACCCGGGACAAACGGGCATTGGCAAAGGGGGCCACGTACGCTTCCGCAATGCCCACGCTGGGTGGGCCGCGCTTGAGCATCAGCTCGATAAGATAGTCCAAGGGACATCCAAGCGCTACACCGTCAACATGACACTGAAAGAGATTGCAAGGACCTACGCCGGAAACTATCTAGTATGGTCAAAAAACGTGGCGCACAATCTAGGGGTCGATCCCAGCGTTTACCTGTGGGAGATCTTGGACGTACCGCCAGAACTGAGCAGACTATGAAAACCAAAAGTGTGACACATGCTACCAACCTAGGACAACGCTCTGAGCAACAGGATGCGTTCATTCGCTCTTTTGACAGCAAGTACGGAACATTGCTGGGAGTATTCGATGGGCACGGGGGCGACGAAGCCTCAAAGCTGTGTGCTAAGCACGTATCCTCGCACTTCTTCGAGTGCTTGGATGGCGCAGTCCTTGCTGAACTAGCCTTAGGAGATACGCTGATCAATGCTGCTAACAACCTAAGACACTACGATGCTGGAACCACAGCATCCCTAGCCTACTTGCCTCTTGCAGAGGATGCTGTGTATACTGCTGTGATTGGTGACTCACCTATCATTGTAGGGCAACGCGGCCTCTTCTGGCTCAGTCCTCAGCATAACGTGCGCTCCAACGTCGCAGAGCGTACGGCTGCACAGATGCGCGGCGGCTCTTATAGCCAAGGCTACATCTGGAACGGATTCTCCGGTCCCGGCCTGCAAATGAGCCGCGCGCTTGGTGACGCCGCGATGGGAAAGGTCATCAGCAACGTGCCCGACATCAAACGCTTGGAAGTTTCCGAGTATGATTTTGTTCTCGTGGGCAGCGATGGTCTCTTTGACCCTCGCAACGAGGACACGGACAAAGCTGCTCAGACTCTGGTAGAGAAAATTCAAAGCGGGGCCACTGCCGAAGATCTGGTAGCATACGCCCTGTCTGTGCCTACCGGAGACAACGTGACTGCTGTACTAGCTCGCTTTTAAGGAGAACACATGACTGCTGCTGGAACTCAACAAAAACTCGATATCACCAAGAACGGTCCTCTGACTGATCTGTTATCCAGAGGCTTTGCCAGCAAGGTGGTTGGGCAAGACAAGGCTGTTCAAGTCCTCCTAGACATGGTGGACGCCTACTCTGCAGGCTTCAACGATGCTCGCCGCCCTGCCGGTGTGGCTCTATTCTTAGGTCCGACCGGGACTGGGAAGACGCACGTAGTGGAGACGCTTGCCGAGTCTTTATTTGGTAACGCCAAGGCATGCCTCAGGATCGACTGCGCCGAGTTCCAGCACAGCCATGAAATCGCCAAGTTGATAGGATCTCCCCCGGGCTATCTGGGTCACCGTGAAACGCACCCTACGCTGACTCAGGAAGCTTTAAACCAATTCCACACGGATAAGTTCAAGCTGTCCATCCTGCTACTGGACGAGATCGAGAAGGCCTCAGACTCTTTGTGGTCTTTGCTTCTGGGCATCCTCGACAACGCTACGCTTACGTTGGGGGACAATCGCAAGGTTGATTTCTCGAAGGTCATCATCGTAATGACCAGCAACTTAGGAGCGCGTGAGATGTCCAATCGAGGTATCGGTTTTGTCGAGCTCGAAGAGGGCGACGATAACGACCGCTTAGAGAAAATTGCGGTAAGCGCAGCTAAGAGCAAGTTCTCCCCAGAATTCATGAACCGCATCCAGAATATAGTCACCTTTAAATCTTTGACTCAGGCTCAGATCAAACTGATCTTGGACATTGAGCTGAAGGCTCTGGAACTGCGCTTGTTCATGGCTAGTGAACGTCACCTCGCGCTGGCTGTGTCCCCCAAAGCTAGGCAGGTGCTGCTATCCGAAGGCTACGACAAGACAAACGGCGCGCGCCACTTGCGACGGGCTATTGAGCGACGTATTCAAAGACCGTTAGCAAAGCTTGTTTCCAGTGGGCAGCTTAATGTCAACCAGACTGTAGTCGTAGACGAGGTTGGTGAGTCTGACTTTGCTTTCTATACGCACCCACTACCTGAGGTGACACTGTGAGCCAAGAGATCCTCCATGAATGTAATTCCCCCTGTCCGCAACCTGATTCCGTGTGCCCTGCATGCTTGCAGGCCGCTGGGCTCTTGCCGAGTAGGTCTCCCGAGATCACGCCGCTCGAATCTTTCGCTACTCACTTGGGGCACTTGTTGTCCCTAATGCCTAATGAGGGGAAATAGATGAAGAAGCTTTTTAAGCAATTACTGTTGAGCACCATGCTCTGCTTGGCAACTATCGGGGTTGCTCAGAGCCCTACGGGCGTCGTACCCTTCTCCAAGTACGAAGCTCACACGTATGATACTGTGAATCTGTCTACAGGTAGTATCATGCTTACCGTTCCTTTGTTCCACAGGGGCGGGGTCATGCCGTTCAAATCCGCTATTGTGATGAATAATAGCGTGAGCATAAATGGTTCCACACCGCCGAGCAGCCCTGCCGGGTTCTCTTTTCAAGTGACAGGCACCGGGTACGTGTCTTGGACATCTACGCTTAACGTGTCTTGTCCTTACCCAGACGGTTCCCAGAAAACCAACATCTACCAAGGATTCAGATACACTGATTCTACTGGAGCCATTCACTCTTTTTCAAAAATTCACTTCGACACTGCCAACTGCGAACCGAACGACACTGGGACTTTTCAGACACTC